CTTCTCCGCCAACTTCAAACCTTAATGCCTGTGCGATGACTGGCTCAATAGTAACTGTCTGTCCATTTTCCATAATAGATGCCTTGTTATAGAATGGTGTGCGTGATCCATCCTTAATTGTTGTTGACTGCTTAAAGTCTGATGTAAATGATAAGCCAAGATTACTAACTGTATACTTAATATCAAATAGTCTTGCATTTATGTTGCCTGCCTGATACCATTCATATACGTGGTGAAGTGATCTCTCATCTACCCTGGCATTTGAGTCTATATACTGTGACGCTAACTCTGCAATGTCTGGACCAAGATTATTTAAAAACTCTTTCTTTCCAGCCTGAATACCGTCAACAAATCCACTTGAATATTCAATTATGTTGTTCATCTCTTTATTAAACTGTTTCATATCAAATGATAATTTCATACGTCTACCGCCTGGTTTTCTGATCTGCGAATAACAAGGTTGTAATACTCAACGTTGCCGAATGGACCAACGAATGGCTCTTGTGTGGCAACTTCAAATATTGTTGACTTGCCTGCTCGTGGTCCTGATGTTTCTGTATATATGTGGTTACAGTTCTTATCACGAATGTTTGTCAATATAATGTTTGTTATTGAGTGTGGGGCATCAAGACTTGATATTCTTAGGTCTGTCTTAACTCTGCCTATTAGCATGCTTTTCTGTGTTATGTTTACGTTTGGAGTAATCTCTTCTTTACCTGCTGAACCAACGGCGTTAAAGTTGGCAGCAATAGTTTTATCTATTATCCAAGTCTTTTTGACATTACCATATGTCCCCTGCTCAACAATTGGATAATAAATATCTGCAAGCATTGGGAAGATAAAGTCTGGCTCTTCGCATATCATTAAATTATCCCTGGCTTGGTAATAGTCTTAACATACTTTTCCAGTATCTTATCTACTAGGAAGTTACCAGTACCATTAAACATTGTCTTGTCAAACTGAATTCTAAACTGATCTGTATTATAGGCTGTGACATATCTCTTATAATAGTCTAACTTACCACACTTCAAATCTTCAATCAAAAGTTTTTGTGCATATTCTATATCTGCTGGAACGGTTATATATCCGTAATCAACAACAAATGTGTAGTCGTATCCTTGTGGAAATCCGACGTTATTATATCCATAGTACCCAAGGTCTCCACTTGCTACTGGAAGATTAGGGGCTGTTGACTCATATCTATTTGTTTGCCCAACATAAACTCTTTGAATAGCAGTTCTATCTGGGGTAATTACATAGTCATACTCGTTAGAATCTGGAGTTGATCTATCGTACACTAATTCATTATTTTCATAAACCTTAAATACTCTATAAACCTTTTCCCAAAGTGGAAAGTAGTCTGATCCATTACCAGTTCCAACAACGGTTACCTTTTTGTTATAAAAACCTTCTGGTACAAAAGTGTCTATGATTGATCTTGCAACTAATTCTAAAACTGTGTATTCTGCAATCTCTGATGCAGTTGTTCCTAAAGTATTTGGGTCTACATATGGTCTAATTAATTCATAGAATTCTTCATATATTACATCTTCTATTCCGTCATTAACTACAAAAATTTCAACTCTATAATTATTGTCATATCTTCCTGGAAGAGAAATCTCTATTGTTTCCCCTGATGACGACTCTAAAAATTCTAACAACTGTACTGAAAGGTCCGCCATGTCTGTTATCCTTGCATACATGTCTACATTGTCGTACCCTGAAGGAACAACAAAGTCTACTGCAATTGTTTCGTATGGCGGAACCCTCAATATCTCCATATTTTACTTACCAAATTCCTTTGCAACTTCTTCTGGAGTTGCTGTGCGAATGTGAGAACGTGTAAGCCACTTTGCAGCAGCATCTTTATCAACGATGTTATATCCACGGTAGACCTTACCTACCTCAGACCATGTAACATTCTTTGTTGAGTATAGCGCTACTGTCTCTTTCTTTTCTGCATCCTTGGCAGACTTCTTCTTGACAGGTGCCTTTGGTGCAGTTGTTGCTCCGATTACACCTTCTGCAACTGATCCAAGTGCCTGAACTTCTTCAGGTGCCTGGTATGCTGGTGCCTCAACGACTGCTGGTGCAGTCTCTTCTACAACTGGAGTTTCTACAACAGGCTCTGCAATTGGTGCTTCAACTGGTGCTTCAGCAACAGGTGCTTCTACAACTGGTGACTCAACGATTGGTGCTGGTGTTTCTTCTACAATTGGATTTTCATTAATGTTTTCCATAATTCCTCCTTGTTAGTATTATATCATTATAAGTAATAAGGGGAGCAGGAGAACTAACTCCTACTCCCCCTAAATTTTACTGGTTACAGATTAGTCATCTGATGCAGCATCAGCGAATGCGATTGCATCCTGCTCTTCCCACTGAATACCGAAGCGTACGAAGACTGTATATTCTACAGTGTCCTTCTTTGGCTTGTATTCACGGTTTACAGTGATGTCACGCTGGAATCCCCAAACACGGTTCTGTGGGAATGTCAAGTCGACATATCCTGCAGGGTAGTAAGGAACTTCCTGAACGTCGATTCCGAGAACACGAGTTGTACGTGCTCCACCGAATGTCTGTCCGTTGCCATCAAGGTATGCCTGACGGTTTGCAGGTGTACCTGCTGGAGTACCAGCAAATGCTTCTGCAATTGCGTCTGCCAAAGTACCATTGTTCTTAATGATTCCCTGGAACGCATCTGTACCTGCGTAGAACTTCAAGTTAGACTTGATTGCACGGTACTTACGTGGCATTGCAAGAATGATCTTCTGCATTGCGTCTGTTGTCCAGTTATCGTTAGATACTGTAACAACTGCTTCGTGAGCATCTCCGTCATTCTTGACATGGTTTACGAAACCATTCATGATTGACAAGAAGTTGCCTGTTGATCCATCACCGTTGATTGCAAGGTCTTCGATATCGTTACCGAAAGCGTTTGTCATCAAGCGGACAATGTGATCTTCGAGTGCTGCACCTTCGATGTTATCTTCTAGTGCTTCTGCAGAAACTTCCCAGTCAAGACGAATCTTCTTTGTAGTCAATTCAACCTTTGAGAATGTTGCTCCTGCGTTTGTGTAGTCGCCAACTGCTTGCGCTGCTGCACGGATTACACGCTCTCCGACGTTTACCTTTTCGAGTTCCATTGTATTGGCTCTCATAGTAACACGACGGCCATCTTGGGCGAGAGTGGTTGCATCCCACACGTAGTCAATAAAACGACGTGCTTGCTCTGGGCGTAGGATACCTGATCCAGCCTCACCTGAAGGGTTAACTGCATTTGGTCCAGATGTAACTCCTGATCGTGCTGTTGGGATATTACCCAAGACACCACCATCGGTGTAATTACCTGGTACGTTTACACCAGCATCTGATCCAGATGCGAAAGCGCCCTGACCCTGGTAGAGTCCTGGTGCTGTTCCACCAAGGTTACCTGAAGTACCTGGCTGGTTTTTTTCTATATTTTGTTCCGACATATTGTCACCTCCTGTGATTTTTACTTATTTTATTTTTTAATTGAATAAGTCGGCTGTTTTGAGGAAACTACCGCCCCATAGGGATTTTTCAACCGTTTCAGGTTGATTCTGTACTATCTCGCCGAGATCGCCAGACTTTCGGAAAGCAGTGTCTTGCTCTACAAGTTCCACACGCTTACCAAATTCATTGAACCCATTTGAAACTGCTGCAATATCTTTTGCAACTGCTTCGAATGAATTTTTTGCTGTTTCAACATCAACCTTTGTAGACTTAAGCATTTCTACTTCTGCCTGCAAAGACTTAACTGTTGAAACTAGATCGCTAAAGGCTGATTCTAGAGTGTTCTTGATTTCTGCAACTGAATCAACAATTGCTTCATCTGATTTAGATACTTCTATAACTTCTTCAACCATCGCTTCAGCATCTGCAGGCTCTGCTGCATCTTCTGCTGCATTTTCTTCATCAGGGTGCTTTGCAGCCTTCTCTGTTGAATCTTTTGCATCTTCGGTAGCATTCTCTTCTTCAGTTACTGGCTTCTCAGCCTTCTCTGTTTCAGTTTCTACTACTGTATCAATGGTATCTGCCTTAGCATCTGCCTCTGGAGCGACCTCTGTGTTTTCAACTACAACTTCTGATTTTGAAACAATCTCTTCTGTTGTCTTTTTTGTTGCTTTTGCCATAAGGTTTTCCTCCTTGTTCATCTTAGAAGTATTAATGCCTTTAGCACTATCAACTAAGAATTTTATCATATCTGTTTTTTCGTTATCCGTTTTTTCAACGAAACCTATATTAGCCATTGGCTCACCTGTTGTTGGGCTTGTTTCTGATTCATTTTCTGAAACCATTACAATACCTGATTCTTTATCATAGAACACATTCTCTAGGACTGTCTCATCGCCCTTAATGATATCTAC